TACCTTCCGTCCAGTCGATAATCTCATCAGCACTATCTTCAATCTCCCTATTCTGGGCGTAGTATGTAGTGCTCGTATTATTTAGAGTGTCATAAGATTCGGGTGACCACTTAGCACCAGATGTTTGACCAGTAATTACCTCAGCAGTTGTAAAGGTTCCAGTCCTGTTAATGACTTCCAAAGTACGGGTTGTGCTGTCCCAGGACTTGACTTCTGCTCGATTGTCTTTTGGTGAATAGTCAATAGTGACTGTAGGCGCAGATGTGTAACCAGAACCGCCACTGGTAATAAGAATGCCAGTAACAAGACCAGTTGAACTGACCGATGCTGTAGCAGTCGCTCCACTTCCTCCTCCTCCTGAAATAGTAACTGTGGGTGGAATTGCCGAATTGTAATGTAGTCCGCTGTCAGTGATGGTAATGCTATCTACAGCATCCCCATCTGTTGTTGCCGATGCTTTGGCGAGGAACTCATCACCAACAACTTCTTCTCCAACGGTGAAGTTTCCAACTCCACCAGGATCCATAACGAGTTTGATTGAAGATGCGAATTGGAATTCCACGTCATCAATCTCCTCAACTCCAGTATTGAAGTCATCGCTACCGATTTCGTAGAGCTCAGCAGTGATGGTGTAGAATTGAATCTTACCAAACTGGAAGAATGGAGATTCTTTCTCTACGAATTTGATCTCGTAAATATCTGTTGTAAGTGGGAAGTATAGAAGATCTCCTTCATTAGGTCTTCCATCAAAAGTGAGAGTAGGATTCTCTGCTGCTACTACCTGATCCCAACGTCTGGTTGATACTCTGAATACAACCTCGTCTGTAATTCTTAGACCGAACTTACTGACAAATTCTGCTCCGTCAGCAAATCCAGAAACGTTCTGTAGAAGCATCTCAATCTGAAACTGCTCCTGATACTTGGAGTATCTTACTTCTTCTAGAGTATTATCTTGTAGCATGGTTCTGGGAAGATAATAGATATCTGTCCCGAACAGTTTGATCTGTTCATCTACAAGATCTTGATAAAGATTCTGCTCGTCAGAATCTCCCTTGTAATATGTTGGAAAGTAAGGACTAGTAGGCATCTTATCCGATCATATCCATAGGTGGAATAGCATACTTGCTGAGAACTTCTGATTCGATCTTCTCAATTTCTGCTAGTGCGTCTGTGTATAGTTCTCTGCCGTTGAGGGTAATACCACCTGGCAGTTGAACGTTGTTGTATTTGATGAGGTTCTGACCCCACTGTTTCTTCATGAGAGCAGTGGCGTATTTCTTTACAAACATATCGTTATACATCTCAGTAGCATCATTAGGATCGATCATCCTATGTGCTTCAATCAGTAGATATTTTCCTTCTTTGAGGAAGTCTTTATCAATATCAAGATACAAACGATCACGACGCATTGTGTATCTAAACTGTTGGAATGATCCATTGTTGAGGACCATATCCAATGTCTCTAGATACTGCTTAGTCATATAATAGTTGAGGATATCGAGAGATCCAAACGCATACAAATCGTTCAGGAACAGTTGATACTCAACACCAAAAAGGTTTGAACGGATTGAGTTGCTAACTAGACCAAAGACTTTAGTGATGCCAACAACATGGTCTGGAATGGGAATGTAATTTGTTGCCTCTTCCCAATCAGTAGTGCCATTTGATGTTGTGAGTTCACCAGCAAATCTTGTGGTGTCATCAGCATTCATGTTATGTCTGAGATAACATCTCTCCATACCATTGTAGCAGTTCTCTTGGAAGAACTGAATGGTATCGTCGATAACATTATTGACCTGCTCGTCGTCAATATTGACTTGTAAAACAGGCTCACCAAGCTGCCTCTTACAATATGTTATGAGATCAGCTCTTGAGTTTGGAGATGCCATTACACACAAAAAATCCCTTCTTACCTATTTAGGAAGAAGGGATTTAGTATTTATTCTTCTGGCGCGTCTGGTGCTCCAGGTGCGATTGGTTCTTCTGATTCTAGAAGACCGAGAGTTTCAAGACCACCTTGAAGTTTGATCTTATACTCTTTTGCCTTCTGAAGGTTTTCTTCTAGTTCAGCAATTTGCTTTACTGTCTGAGCGATCTGATCTTCGAAGTTTTTCTTTAGTGCTGCGGGGTCCATGGTTATCACCTATGATAGTGTATAGGGTTATTTATATCAACCTGCAGGAGGTGTTGGACCCTCTGCAAGTTTATATGCGGTCTCTTGTTCAACTGGAGACTTAGGAGCATAAGGTGATCTTTGATTTGGGTTGAGCATATCAATCACGTCCTTATATTCTTCAATAATTGGTTCGGCAATTTTCCAAAGGTATCCACCTTTTCCAGGAATATTTCCATATGCCATATCCATAACAATAGAAAGAATTATTTGGTCTCCAAAAACAATTCCTAATTTTCTACGAAATTCTACTTCTCTTTGAGTAGTTTCACTTTTTCTAGCAAGCAATTCAGCAGTTTCTAAATCAATACCATGCCTGCCTTCCATGTTAATTGACATTTTTATAAATGGATGATATACTATAATGTATTTAGAATGTCTTTACCGAGGATAATTGCTGATGTCCGAACATCCACCTAGAATTGAAACTTGGTTTCCAAAAACAATTTACGTGCGAGATGGTATTTGCACAGATCTTCTATCAGAGATGGAAAAGAAATCCAAAGAATATGACACGAAACGAACTGGTAGTTTTAATGTAAATTCTTCGCACCTAACAAATAGGATGCTACAAAAAGAAGAACATTTTTCGGAACTAAGTAATGCAATTCTAGATAATGTAAAAATTTACTTAGGATATCTCGGATATTGTGAGGACTATATTGCTGAATGTTTCGTTGGTAATATGTGGTGTAATACTAGCGATAAGGGAGATTATCTTTTCCCACATAGTCATCCAGGTTGTATTCTTGCTGGAGCATTCTACGTAAAGACCAACGAAGAAAATCAAATCATCTTTTATGATACAGTTTCTCCTGCTTTTGAACCACCTAAATATGACAACCCACTGAATTGGTCTACAACTAGATACGATTGTGTTCCAGGTAGATTGATCATGTTCAGAAGTAATATGATCCATGGAACACCTTGTCAAATGGAAGAAGGAGAAAAGATTGTTATCTCTTTCAATATTGTAAAAGCTATTGAGAAATTTTGATATGGATTTAGAAGCACAAATTGATGGAATTTTCCCATCGTATATTTTTAATTTTGATCTTTCTGATAAAGTAGATTGGAAAAAACTCATTCCTATTCTTGATGAAGAAGTTGATAAAAGACATCAACTAGAAGAAGAAGAGAACTCAAAAAAATTTCAAGATCCAATTCCTAGTCAAATGTCTCAGACTGTTATTGTCCGAGCAGTGCAAACTCTTGATAGAGAACTTCATAGGAGAGAAGAATTTGCTGAACTTACTGCATGGATAAAAATTTGTCTGGAGTATTATAGAAAAAGATTTGAGATGCAATGTGAAAAACTTGAACCCACATTAATGTGGGGAAACAAGTCGATTAAACATGCTCAGCATCATGCCCACTTCCATACTATGTCTCTCGTCTCTGGAGTTTTTCATCTTCATGATGGCATTGGAACATGTTTTATGGATCCTGTAGAACAAAAACTCAGAGGTCTCCAGATCTTTGATAAAACTACAAATGATACATGGACGCCCAGAGCTTATCCAGGACAATTAGTTTTATTCCCAGCATACATGAAACACTATACTGAACCACATCAAGGAGATGATCCAAGATGGTCAATTGCCTTCAACAGTTTCCCGTCTGGAAAATGTAACTGGGATGAACATGATAAAATTATTTCTGTTGACCTTACTGTAAATTGATGGACGATATTAAATTCGGAATACCATTCTACATTTATAGTATTGCTGCCTGGGAAGAAAAGAAAAAAATAATCTTAGATAGTCTTCCCGACTTCAAAAAATATAAATTGAAGAAATCAAAAAATAGTGGTCATGGTGATAAAAATCACTACACAGATTACTTTGACAACTTAGAACAACCACCTGATTATGCCAAGGTGGTTCTTGGTTGTATAGATGATGAAATTTTATCTTTCTGCAGATCTACACAAGAAAATTGGAACTTAACTTCTATATGGTTTCAAACTTATGAAAAGTATAACAATTTCTCTGTTCATAATCATGGAATAGAAGGGTGGAGTGCAATTTTATATGTAGAATTTGATGATCAAGAGCACTCTCCAACTACTTTCTATTCTCCATATCCTTCATGGAAACGGAGCATGGTCGGACAATACGAAACTCATATTCCTAAAGTGAAGGAAGGCGACTTATTGTTGTTTCCATCGATGATCCAACATGAAGCTTCATCAAACATGAGTGATAAAAGAAGAACAATTATTTCCTTTAACTTAAAATGAATTTTATAGAAATTTACGACAACGCTCTAACATCAGAACAGTGTAAAGAAATAATTGACTATTATGAAATAGTTCCTGATGAATATAAAAACGAGGGTCAGATCTATGGTGGTCATCATGGAGAAATTCTTGTAGATAAAGGACACAAAGATTCTACAGATCTTACTTTAAATTTTCATAGTTGGAGTGATGCAGATCAAATTCTAGCAAAAAGTTTACTTCCACATATTTCAAAATATAGAGAAAAATATCCAGAAGTAGATAATGTGGCGGAATGGGAATTATCAGAAACTTATAACATACAAAAATATCTTCCAGGTCAGGGGTATCATGCTCCTCACTGTGAGAACTCAGATGGTCCATCTCCAAGAATTCTTGCTTGGATGTTTTATTTGAATACAGTTACAGATGAAGGTGGAACATATTTTACAAACTATGATATTACTACTGAAGCAATTGAAGGTAGACTAGTTCTTTGGCCAGCATATTGGACACACACTCATCATGGAATTGCAAGTCCATCTCAAACAAAATACATCGCAACGGGTTGGTATGACTTTACACTCAAAGCAAATCAGTGATTACATTTTTGTAGATAAGTGTATACCAGATAGTATATGCGATGTAATTAGAAATCAATTAAATTCTTCTTATTGGGAAAAACATCAATGGGGATCTACTAGTGGATCTCCAATCCAAAAAGAAGATAGTCTAGAACCAGATGTTACATATTCAAAATCTCTTGATTCTATTCTAAAAACTTTTGTAGAAAAAACCGCAAAGAAATACGAAGAACTACACTCAGACAAAACAAATAAAAACACATCTCAATTTATTTTTGCTATATCAGAAATACGTTTCAATAGATATTACCAAGATCAAAAAATGGAAATGCATTTTGATCATATCAAAAGTTTATTTGATGGTATTAATAAAGGTATTCCAGCAGTATCATTTGTTGGAGCATTGAATGATGACTATGATGGTGGAGAACTAGTGTTCTGGGAAGATTATTCTATAAAACTAAAAAAAGGGGAAGTGGTATGCTTCCCCTCTAATTTCATGTATCAACACAGAGTAAATCCAATACTCAATGGTGTGCGAGATACTTTTGTATGTTGGGCGTGGTAATCAGACTTTATATCTGATAATAACAATACCAGAACCACCAGTGCCAGCAAAAGTTCCTCCACCCGTTCCACCACCGTTGTTGTTAGACGAACCTCCTCCACCTCCACCACCAGTGTTAGGTAGACCATTACTGGCAGCTTGGTTGTAGTTTGGATCCCAGTGTGATCCTTGACCACCGCCACCACCTTTATTGTTAGGTCCGCGTTGACCATTGGTAGTATAGTAGTATTGTCCACCATCACCACCACCACCAAACCAACCTAGAGTTCCAGAAGTTCCATTGGTTTCGTTAGTTCCCCAATATTCAAATCCAGGGAAAAATCTACCAGGACCACCAGATCCTGGGGCATAATATCCCCAACCTCTCACAGTTGCTGGCCAGTTAATATTATTTCCATAAGAAAGATCGCTTCCATTGCGACCTAATTCAAAACCACCGCATCCACCTCCACCAGCACCTTCATGTGGTTGTCCATGTGTGCTATCTTGTCCATGACCATTCATTCCATAATATCTTGGAACAAATCCGCCATCTCCGCCACCATTTCCTTGTGGATATGATCCATCATTTTTTCTTGGATAAGGTCCATTTTGTGGTCCAATGCCATAAGCATATCTAGATCCTCCACCATTTCCATATCCATATCCACCAAAGTTTCCTTGGACACATCTACCACCAGTGTTGTGAGTTGGCCATCCTTGAACACCTTCATAAAAATCTCCAGATCCACCACCGCATCCACCGTCTCTTTCTTCTAAACCATCTGTATTACCCCAGAAGTTTGTTGTAGTCTTAGATCTTTGCTCATTGTTAGTGTAGAATGATTCCATTCCTCCACCGCCACCAATAGCGATAAATTTCAATTGAGGATCTGTGTTTAAGGTAATGCTACTATTTCCTCCTCTGCGACCATGGAAAAAGTTTCCATCTCCCTGTCCAGTGTAGTAATATCCACTTGTATAAAATGATCCAGGAGGACCTCCTTGACCACCAGCTCCAACAGTAACACTATATGTTCCTACTTCTGGAAACCATTGTGGTTGCCAGAGAATTCCTCCAGCACCACC